TGTTAGGTGAGAATATTCCGCGAGCTTTTATTACATTAGGGCTTTTATATTTATTCCTTAACCGTTTTTTAAGATCTTCTAGGTATTCTTTTCTACCCTTGAGATCATATATTCTTCCTCTATTTCGTTCATATAATGGATCGTAATAAACTTCAGTATTAGTTCTTCCATATAATCCTAAAGTAATTTCTAGATTTTTTATCTCTGGCTCTAGATTTTTTAATTCTTCTTTTTCTTGCTTTCTTTTAGGGAATAATATATCTAATAAATTCATAATAATTTGTTTTAGTGTTTAGTAGAAAAGTAGCCGATCAAAGCCACTCTTCTTTAGTTTTTATGTTAGTTGTATTATTTTTGGCTGAGTTATTATATCAGGGGATTCACCTTCTATGAGAATTCTTTTTAAAACTTCAGATATTTTCTCATAGGTATTGTAAGTATATGGAATTTCTATAAGAATTATATTATTTTCCTTACAATATTTTCTAACGTTCTCATCCCTTTTTAATTGTTTTTGGAAATCTTCTTTTGTTTTATGAAAGAAATTTATAAATTTGTAATGTTGCTGACCATTAACTTCTATCCAATATTCTAAGTTATTTATATTTAATTTAAAATCTATCATTATTTTGTTAGAATTCCTTCCCGCTATCCTATTTAAAATACTGTATTCTGAATTATATGATAACATTTTATCATTTTTTACTAAATATTCAAGATAACTCTCAACCATAAATTCATACCCAGATTTCTCTTTCATTGCACAGAAAGGACATCCATGAATATTTCTAATATGATGATGTGGAGATTGTTTAAACCATTTTTTACAACTATTGCAATAAATCCATACATCTAATTTATTATTTATGTAATTAACTTTAGAGTAATCAAATTTATCTCCAAACTTATCTTTACATTTCCTTAACCAAACTTCTTTCTGTTTAATAGACCTTCTTTCTCTGGAATCTATTACTGCACATTTAGGACAAGATATTTTCTTTCTATCTCTTAAATGTTCTGCTGGTGATTGATAAAATATATTCCCACATTTCTTACATATTAGTTTTACAGGAGTTAATTTATCAATATAGTTTACTTCAGAATAATCTAAAGCATCTTCACCATATTTATCTTTACTTTTTTGAATAAAACTTTCAGTATCTTTTGCTCTAAGTTTCATATTGATTGCAATTTTTTTAAGGAAATATCTAATATATTTCTTATGAAGAAGGGCAGATTGATCAGATCCACCCTTCCTTGCAATCATAAGAAATAATAAATTAGATACTTCTAGTTTATTAATTAAATATTATCAAAAGTTCTTTCATACGTTAATCAATGAGTTTCACCTCATGACAGACTATATCACCTAAGGAATTTCCTCAGTCTACATACATAGTCGTTGAACCTAGATTTATGTTAATATCTAGGATGCTGATTATTTGTATACAAAGATACAAATTTTCCAGCAATTCTTGTAGAAAACACCATGAAATTTTCCAAAATGTTCAAATTGCTTTAAAGTCATTAATTATTTTTATCAATGAATAGACTATATCATCTAAATTATATTTCAAACTTAGTTCTATATTTAGTCGTTGAGAAATTAGATCTTTTCTAATTTTTGCTGATTATCTATTTGATATTCCAGCATTTTAATAGAATTTTCATAAAGTAATATAAACTTTATGCTTCTTCATTTGAAAAAGCTTACTTGGATATCTGCTCGCATTTGTTAATATATATTAATATATTATAGACTATATCATCTTAAGAATTAATATTTCTTAAGTTATACATTTAGTCGTTGAGAAGCTATTTTTAATAGTTTTTGCTGATTTATGTTTTACATTTTCCAGCATTTTAGTATAATTTTCCTATTATATAATAGGCGACTAAGCAATTAATCGGTTCCGTCTTCTGTTTGCAATAGGTTACTATAATATTTTATTATATGTTCAGAATATAAATTCAACTTATAAAAAAGTTGGTAAGTCTTTATTCGTTACACTAAAAATTTTTATTATCTTTAGTTCGGTATTGGATTACTTAGAAGTTTCTTTCTAAGATCTTTCACCGAATTTACTTACTACGTTCTAGAATATTACTATTTCTAGTGGGCCTTAAAATTTTTTAACCATTTTCGTCGATCGGAGCATCCTGAAGAATACAGTTATAGAAATTAAGAGTACGAACTTTGATACGGCTTGAGTTAGTTAAGATTAATCTAAGGTCGCATACTAAGTCATCCTTTCTGAAAGAATATTTAGTATCACGATCTGCAATTTTCTGGCGATAGTCCTTATGGTTTTTGTTTTAAATCATACTAGACTATATCATAAAGAGGAACTATGGCTTAACCCTCTTTCTTTGTACTTAGTCGTTGAAAAATAGAATCATATCTATTTCTGCTGATTATTTTTTCGTTATATTAGGTTCATCGCTCTTAATCCTAAATCTTAAGCGATGGAGATAACTATAACGAGATATTTCCAGCAGTTCACAAAGATTCATTAAGGAACTTTTAATCTCTTAATGGACAACTTTTAAATTATCAAACCAGTAAGTAATTGCCTGATCTTCCTTATCTACAAAAGCCAACGACAGGGTTCCAGCTGTGTTTTGACCTGTCTTCTGAATGATAGTATAATTACCACGCATTCTCTTTTCAAAACCTGATACACTATAATCAATACCTACCTGAACGGCATTTAATCTAGCATTGAAAATATCAGTACCAGGAAAATAAACTCAAACATTTGTTCTATGTTTAGACTATATCATAAAAGAAATCTATGGCTATTTCTTTTCTTTGCTAATAGTCGTTGAGAAATAGATTTTTTATCTATTTTTGCTGATTTATCTTTACTTGATCTTCCAGCAGTTTACAAAGTTTTACTAAGACAATTATTTATCTTAGGTACATTAATGAATTGAAGTTCCCACATGTCACCACGAAGGAATTCTTTATTATTATCTTTATATGTACTTTGATAGTCAATAAATTTCATGTATCCGTCACTTCCGCGGACTAAACTTGCTACGCTTGCCATAGTTTTTATTATTTTTTATCGTAATTTAAAGTTATATCGATCGTCATATCATTATCTACTAAGTCGCTCATTCTAGATTCCACTTCAAGTCCTAGTCTGTTATTTGGTAAGTCTAGGTAAAATCCAGTAATAACTAATGAATCTATATATGAGTACCCAGCTGATATTCTATTTAAGATCTGTTCTATTCTAGCTCTTATATCTCCGGCTGATTTAGTACTAAGAATTTTCCATTTATTCTTTTCCAATTCTCTAGCCACTTTTCCTATACAGAATCTCATCCACCCTGAAGTATTGAAGTCTTGTCCATTTTGATATTTTTTATAATAATATATCTGGTTATTAAATACTAGATAATTACTTTTGTATTCTTCAAGTTTTTCTTCTGGTGATTCAAAGGTGTAAGGATCTGTTGTAGGTGTTTGATATAAGATCTGATCGCTAGTTATTGAGTAAATATCTTGTAAGAGCCCTCTAATATGTAAATAATATCCAGGTCTATCTTGTCCGAAAATTGTTTGCCCTCGATAAAAATATAAGAGTCGATTATCAGTGTCAGAGGTATAATTAAAGACGTAGTTATTTCCGGCCGTATTAGTTTCCTCAGGATCAGTTGTTTCTATTAAGTTTCCGTTTTCCACTTTATAGAATTTTACTCCTCCAGTGGGTTGTGATACTATATAAATTGTTCCTGAGGTTATATTTTCGGCCGATGGGAGTTCTTGAGTTTCTACGTAGGTCCATCCATTATCAGAATTTTGGAATAATACTTGAAAACCTAAACTCCTTGCATACCCTAAAAATCTCTCGTATTCTGGATAATAACTAGTCTCTGAGCCTGTCTTCATTCCGGCCGAGTATTTATAGATATCAGGGACTAAGAAATAATCAATAATTCCAGCGTTGTCAGATCCAAAAATAGCCTCTGCCGCTTTCCAATATTCCCCATTTATATCTTCGGCCGTTTCTTTCCAGGCTCGTTTAAGATACCATGTTCCAGAAGGTAATTCAGATTCTTTAGTACCTTTTTTATATTCTACCTCTTCACCTGTTTCTCGATTTATGTAAGATGTTGAGAGAATACATCTAACTAACTTAGACTCTGAAGTAATTATAGTATCAAGTCTTTCCTGTCCAATAGTAAATAAACCACCTTCATAAATTTCTTGATATTTATACCTCTCGATTGTTACTCTATACTTATCATCTCCTTTCAGTTTCTCAATATTTACACTAATATCACTATCTAAGTATTCGGGATCTCCACCTTCAGTACCAGTTGTTTTAGATATAAATCTCACTCTAGTACTTCCGCTCGAGATTTTTGATAGTATATTGTGTGTAGTGTTAAAATCTGGTTCGAATAATAGATCAGTAATATTAGTAAAATAAGTAACCTGAACAGAATATGATGTGTATATTTTGTAACCCTCCGAGATATTTCCTTCGACTGTATAACCTAATTGACTTGGAATTATAACTTCTACTAACCTCTTGAAAATTTCCTTATTACTTTCTTTGGCTTTGATTTCGACCTCGACTGCTTCATCATAATACTGACTTGGAATATTAGGGATACTATTAATTTCCTCTTTAAACCAAATCATTATATTTTCATAAGAGTCATTTTTAAGTTTTTTCAGGATTATATATTTAGAAGTTAATCCCTCGTCTATCGGGTGAAAATCTATCTCAGGGTTATATACTAAAGAATAAGCTAAAGTTTCATACCCTTTTGATACTCTTAGCAAGTCAGGAAGATGAGATAATAATATTTCTTCATTAATTTTTTCAGTATAATCAACATCTCCTTCCTCTATATATTTCGGATAACAATATTCAGGTCCAATAAAACCTGGATAATTTATGTTTAATACATCCCTATTTTCTAGAGAACTCGTATTATTAGTGTCAAGATTTTGTGGTAATTCTAGGATTTTCATATATTCTCCTAGATAATATATATAAAGAGTATACCACAAATTTCCCTCTTTATATTCGCCTTCTCCTGTTACTACCTTATACAAAACTTTATCTTCTCCGATTTCTGGAAGTTCTGTTAAGTTATAGTATAATTTTTGATCTATAGAATACTCTTTTAGGTCAACATAGTCAGGAGCATTAGTATTTTGTTCAACCTTAATTGGTCTATATAAGAATAAAGTAACTCCAGATTCTAAAAGTTCATCATAATAATCTTTCCCTGGAAAATCTGATCCAAACCAAATATCAAGTTCATCAGGAGTTCTCACAAGTATTGGTTTCTCATATGACATCTTAGAATCTACAACTTCAGAAAATACTGTAAAATCATCTTGTTCAGTGGAGTACTTTATATTAGTTGTTCCTAATCTTAAATACATAGCTTTATATTATTTAATTAGTTTCATTACTGAATTTACTCCACTTTCTACTATAGAACCGTAATCTGTTTTTGAAGAATTATCGGGAGCTTTATGTTGTATTACCTTAACTTCTGGAATTTTTCCTTCATTTGGATTCTCTCCTACGATACTAAATGATACCGTAAGATCTCCTGCACCGTCTCCAATATCCCCTGTATACTCTTCAGAGAAATCTTTCATTACTAAAAGCAAATCAAATTTTTGAATTGTACTATATTGTGGTGTCATAACATATATTCTACATCTGAAGCATATATTTTTATACATAGCAATACACACATTATTAGTATCTATTGCTGTAAGTGAATATTCATCCGGGGGCAGTATATAATAATCAGATGTATGTCCTTCGCTATTATAAATTGCAGCTTTAGCACATTCTTCAAAGTATCGTCTCCAAGATTTATATTGATCGTCGGCGATAGTTATTCGAAGTTCATTAGTAAATTCCATTGAAACAGGATAACTAATTTCACCATCATACAAGCTCAGTGTTTTTGATGTCATTTTAGATTTTTGAAGATCAAAACTAGTAAATGGAATCCATTTATTATAAGCTGTATTTACTCCATGCATTACGATATTTCTTATATTTATTTCGTGGATTCCAGGAAGATAATTAAGATCTCCATTTTCAGGCCCTGCATAAGGTTCAAGAGCAATTTCCCAGAAAGCATTAGTATCTAATGTTTGAATATTATAATTTGAATACCCTGTTGAGGTAAATTTATCTGGAGTTGTAATAAATGGGCTAGATTTTAATACATTATATAAACCTTCTACAGTATTAGTATCGTCAGTATCGCTAGATATCCCACATAATTCCTCTAGAGTAATTAATATACCTTTACCTGAAATATAATTATTTTTAAAACTGTATGTTCTTTCTCCTCCAGAAGATCCTAAAGCCATATCTTTTAAAGCACTACCTGCTTTTTTCCAAAAGGATGATGATGAATTTTTCTTTGCTCCTTCATTAGTTATTTTACTTAAGAGTTCGATTTCATCATAAGAAAATACAGATTGACTTTTTATAGGATTAGAAGCATTACTACTAGTTGATCGTGTATTCGCTTCTTCAAATCCATTATATTTAAATTTATTTTCATCTGGTCTATTCAAAGGATTAGATATATCTACTGATTTGCTTCCAACGATACTATTAACAGCATCTCCGAGCTTGTCTCCTAGGTTGTCAAGTGCACCAGAAACTCCTCCAGATACTAAATCACCCAATAAACCGCCATCATTTCCAGGGAGTCTATATCGATTTGATTTAGTTACTTTTTCAAGCTCGTCTCTAGCTACTACCAAACCAGCTAGTGTTTCATTAACAAGAAGTTGTCTTGCCTCTCCATGTACTCCAGTCCAGCCCACGGCTTTTTCAGCAGTCCATCTAAGATAATTACTTAAATTAAGAGATTCTAATCCAAATTTAGGTAATTTCATAGGAGGACCTTCTACTTGTTCAGAAGATAGTTCAGGATTTTCTGAATATTTATAAATTTCTTGTCCATCAGGAGCTTGTGCATCTGGAATTTCTTTTTGTTGGTTATAGAAATAAGTAGGATTTTCTATGATTTTTTCTACTTCTTCTGGAGAAAGATAATTATATGATCCTTCTGTTTCTACTCTAGGAGCTGAATTTCCTTTAGCTACTTCAGGTAACTTATCTTTATAATTATATTGTTGTTCTGGATTTTCTATGATTTTTTCTACTTCTTCTGGAGAAAGATAATTTTCATTATCTGTTTCTAGAACTTCTAGAATAGAATCGTAAAAATTTCCAAGATCTCCACCAAGACTATCTAACTCTTCTGGGCCAAGAGGAGTATAATCTCCAGATTGTCTAGGAGCATCAGCTATTTCTGGAACTTCAAGGAGAGAATCATAGAAATTATTGATATTTCCACCAAGACTATCTAATTCTTCCGGACCTAATGGAGTATAACCTTCATATCCATCTCCAGAAGTTTCAGGGAGTTCGAGTTTTTCATCTTCTAACTCAAAATCTCTAGTATCTTCAAGTTTATCTATAAAATCTTCAAGACTTTCAGGTTCAGCTTCCTCTGTACCTTTTAAATCTATCCTTTCATCTTCTAAAGAACTTGATTCATATTCTTTAGTACCCTCTAAGTTTATTCTCTCGTCTTCTAAAGATTTAGGTTCGAATTCTTTAGTTCCGGTTAAATCTATTCTAGTGTCCTCTAACTCAGAAGCCTCATAATCCTTCGTATTTTCTAGATCATCAAGATAATCCTCAAGTTCAGACATCTCAGCTTCTTTAGTTCCAGTTAAGTCTATTCTAGTATCTTCAAGAGAATTATTATCTTCTACACTTAAGTTTTCTCTATAATCCTCTAAAGTAGATATCTCAGACTCTTCAGTATTTTCTAGATCAATTCTTTCATTCTCTAGAGCTTTAGGTTCAGACTCCTTTGTATCTTCTAGGTCTATCCTTTTATCTTCGAGACTTTTAGGTTTGGATTCTTCTGTTCCGGTTAAGTTGATTCTGGCATCTTCTAACTCAGAAGCTTCGTATTCTACAGTACCTTTCAGATCTACCCTAGTATCTTCAAGAGAATTATTATCTTCTACACTTAAGTTTTCTCTATAATCCTCTAAAGTAGATATCTCAGACTCTTCAGTACCTTCCAAATCTATTTTAGTGTTTCCAAGTTCTTCTAATACCTTTACAGTACCTCCAAGAGTTATTTTATCTTCAGGTAAACTCTTTAATTCTTCCCCACTTCTAAGAGACTCTTTATGATTCTCTAATTCATCTAACTCCTCCGGCGTTTTCCTAAGATTTTCCCTATAAGTTTCTAACTCTTTATCTTCTACGGTTCTCTCTAAAGATACTTTGGTTTTAGAAAGTTCAGCATCATCTACTGGATTTCTGAGTTTAACTTTAGTATCTTCAAGTTCTTTTAGATTATCTTTTCCACTATTTAATTTTTCTCTGTGATCTTCTAACTTATCTAATTCCTCCGGCGTTTCTTTAAGATCTTCTCTATAACTAGATAATTCAGAAGTTTCAATTGTTTTTTCTAAAGATATTCGAGTAGTATCTAATTCATTTTTAGAATCTACTTCGAGCTGTTCTTTGTATGATAAATCTTTAAATCCTTCAAGGTCTATTCTTGTTAGATCTAATTCTAGGTTGTGATTATCAATAAGAGATTCTCTTTCTTTTCCTAACTCTAGATCTTTTTCTGGAACCTTAAGATTTTCTTTTGTATTTATATAAAGATTTCTTACATCTCTAACTCCTTCTAGATTTAACTTTTCTGTACCTAGAGATTTTAATTCTTTTGGTTCCTCAGTTAATTCTTCTCGGCGGTCTTCTAGGGTTGGTTCAAGGATATTTTTTTTATTTACTATATCCTCACGATGTTTCTCTAGTTCTGTTTTCCTAGGATCATACAGATTTTCACGTGTCTTTTCTGTATACAACCCATGATTTTCCGCCGAGTCAGAGTTTCTATTATCAGAAAGTGGTTCTCGTGATGATTCTTTATATAGACTTTTAATACCACGAACCCCATCTAATCCCTCTATATAATCTTCGAGAGAATTAATTTCTGGAATCCTCCCTGTTGTTCTTCCAGGGAGTTCTAGATTATCTTTCTCTAGGGAAGTATGATTTTCTTGAGTTGTTCTAATACTTTTAAGATATTTACTAAGAGCTTTTACTTCCTCAGGTCTAGTAAGTTGATCACATCCAGGAATTTTATTTTGCTTCAGAATCTCATTTTCTATATTTCTTTCTCTCATAATTACATATCTAAAGTTTCAATAATACTATTCAATGTATAAACATAGAATACTTCAGCTACTTCAGAGTAACCCATTTTAAGAGATATTTTAAATCTGAATGTATATTTTCCACGAGTATATTGTAATTCATCCCCTACTTCAAGAGATCCATCATCTGTATATACTTCTAGATTATCTCTGTTTCGATTCCATACATCTCTTAGTTCATTCTGATTTAATATCAATATTGTAGTAAATTGATCATAATCGTTCTCTAATGTACTACTTGATGAATATGTACCTCCAAAAACATTTTTCCATTTTGAATTACTCTTTGGTCTGAGTACTACAAATTCAGTCCCAAGAAGTTTTAATTGTAATTTTATATTTTTCATTCCAATAGAATAAAGCCTATTTGCCTTATCTAAGTTTTTTGAAATCATATCCGCCATAATAGTATATATTTAGTTTAAAGATTAATCACAGTCAATAATAGTACAAAATTCTTCTGTATCAATTATCTCACGTATTAATTTATATATCTGTTCAAAAGTAAGAGATCCTGATAGTTTCATTACATATATATCTCTCTCTAGGATCGTAATTGTTCTAATATGAGCTGCCATAGATCTAATGAAATCATCAATTTCGTACTGACTATATTCAAGATCTTTTGGAATATATATTTTAATTGAAGATGGATCAGGATATATACTAATTACATCTTTGGGAATTTTACTAGAAACTTCATAATCCCCGATACGATCTTTATCCAATTTCTCTGTTAATTTCGTTATCATCTTTCTAGCTTGTAAATCTGAAAAATATCGAATTCTAGGTACTATCATTTTTCAAATATATTAGGTTTTACATCAGTTGACATGAATTTTTTTAAGATAAAATCAAATTCATTTCTTGTTTTAATTGTGTAGTTATATACAACTACTTTTCCAGTATCTACCCTATTTACTATCGTTTTTAAGTGATTCCAGAAAATAGAATCAATCTTCTTAAGTTCGTTGGTATCCTCTTTATTTACTGTTATTACGAATATTCCAGAGATCATTGACATATTAATACCTATATCTCCACCAAATTCTCCAACAGTATAATCTAGACCTTCAACATAACGAAGTCTTTTAAGGCTATTTTCTAAGTACTTATTTCCAAAGTCTCCTCGATATGTAGGAATTATATCAGGATCATTAGAAAAAGTTACTGCAGCACTATAAATTAAACCGATAAGATCTTCAGATTTACCGGAAAATAGAAATTTTCCCGTTTTCCCAATAAATTTCTTTAAATCATATTTATTTAAAGACTTAACCGAAAAATCCTTCTGTTCAACTTCCTTAATTCTATTTTCAACTAAAGCTTTGTTATCAAGAAGATTTATTTTTACTCCAAGAGTATTACTGAGTTCCATTATAAAGTTGGCTATAACTTGATAATTTGTAAATACAATAGCCACTGAATAAGAATTATTTCTAGAATTGATTGCATAACTACTATATTCCATCCCTGTATACTTCTTACAGTAATAGTCTAAACTATCTGAAGTCTTTTCCAATTCCTTAGAGGTCATTCCAAAAGTATACATGGTAATGGAATTATCTTGTATTGAAAAATTTAATTTATAAGCTGTTACATTTCGATCATTAAAACTAAACTTCTCATCTATTTTTGCTCTTTTATCTAATGAATCTCCTATAGTTACTCCAGAAGCTCTATAAATACCAAACTCACGACGAATTAATTTATCTACCTCTTGAAACTTAACAGACGACATTGGATTGTGTAAATAGTTTAAGAAGAATTTTAATACTACACCTGCTATAGTTCCATATTTACCTCCAGTTATAGCACCACTGGTAATACTAGCATCTTTTAGGAGACTACCTGTAACTCCTCCAATACCAGCACCAGCTAAGGCAGATTTTCCGATTACTTCTATAGCTCCTGGAACCTTATCCATATCCTTAGGACCTGTATAGTGACCCTCCGGAATTGTATATTGTTTTTGTCTAAATTTTGTCATACCATAAGATTTTTAAAATAATTAGTCGAGCTATTTACTATATCTTCTACAACTCTACCTCCTTTACTATCTACATACTTAGATGCAGCCTTAGACATTTTATCACCAACTCCAATCTTTTTCCATATAGTTTTCTCTGGTTTTCCTATTACACTAACTAAAGCAGATGTCCCAGGAATAGGTACTGTTTTCATAGCTATAGAAGTTATAGGTGCTTCTATAGATGGTTGAATTATTTTAGTATTTACAACTCTTCCTGGATTAATGGCTGCTTGATTTGCCGCCATTTTTACTCCTTCTACCTTATTTAAACCTCTTGCTACTCCAGAAAGAACTTTATTTTGTGTTTTTATGGCAGATCTTTTTGCAGCCATTGGAGCCTTTCTAAGAACTTTTTTATTAAATCCAGCTAATATTCTAGTTCCTGCAAGAGAATACAACTTTCTTTTTATTATCATAAATTTATATATTAAACAAGTAAATCTCCATACCATCCAGATTGGAGTATATAATTATCACACCTAGATCTAAGCTCTTGATATGCAGCATCGATATTATTAAGAACTTCCAAACCAACATTAGGTAACATTAATGAAGCCTTTAGGTTCCTAATATAGTCTAGTAAATGAGTCATACAGAGATCCATAAAAAATGTACCTCTCGACCCTTCTTCTACATTCAGCCAATAAATAGCTGCTTTAGATGATCCTGGATTAAACGTTTTATCAGGAAGAAAGTCAGGAATTATTGGTCGACTACATATCCCCCTAACATAAAATTGATCATAGCTAGGCATATCCATCATAAAAACATAAGGACGTCTATAATCCGTAAAGTAAGTATAGTTAGATGGAGCAGGATACGAAATAGATCCAATTCTGTACATAGGAATAGAGTTTGGAATTAATATAATCTGATCTTCCGATATTTTACAATCAAGAAATAATGTAAAATTACTCTTAATCTCACAATACCCTTCAAGTCCCATGTTCTCACAACTACACATCTGAGAACGGTTCATTTTCATCTCCAGAATCAATGGCAAGGTATGTTCAAATTCTCTTAACGACTCCTTAATTATCTCCAGTAATATCTCATCTGGACTCAAAAAATCGTTCAAGGCTAAAATTTCATCAAGAGACGTCAAACTTATAAGAGCACTCCTGATAAATAACTTCTTTTTAAGATCTATTAATAATGTTTTATCCATGATATAATACTGGTAATAATTTAGGTTCTACTTTTGTTGTTATATCTTTTCCTTCTTCGAAAAATATCTTTATGATTTCAGGGATTCTATTATTGTCTTTATAAGAAATTCGAAGAAGTTTTATATTATTTTCTTTGCAATATTGTTCTAAACATCTATCTCGGTTGATTTGATTTACGAAATTTTGATACGTAGATTGAAAGAAAGAAGTAAATTCATAATGTTGCTTTCCATCATATTCTATTATCGATATTAAATTATTATTTTTATCTACAATAGCTATATCTAGAAATAATGATTTTTTCTTTTCTGTGTACGAGTCGATCAAAGAAATTGAAAATTGTTGTATTGCTAAATAGTTAGTTCCTTTGATTAATTCAATTACTTGTTTAAAGCAATATTTTTCATGATCAGATATTCCACTTCTAATTTCTTGATCACAACTTGGGCATAAAGGACCTCTTATAGAGCTATTACATGCTAAAGTATTAAAACAAACAGTATCCCAGATAAGATTATGTTTATTACATTTTAAAATTAATTTTGTTTTTGTATTTACATACTTTCCTCCAACAAAACCAAGAAACTCTATATTATTTCCAAAAATTTTATTTCTTTTTTCTAAAAATTCATGAATTATTTTAATTGCTTCTTCATCTGTATGTTTTTTAGACTCTATATGTTTTTCGATTCTACATTTAGGACATATTCCTCCAAGTGATTTATGACTATCATTTCTTGGTTTTCTAATTAAAGCTGTATATTTAATATTAAATTTACCATGAATAGGACATATTACTGTAATAATACTGTTTATATCTTTAAATTGAGTTAATATATTAGAATAGTCATAATCTCTTCCATCGTTTTTATGAAGCTCTAAAACTTTCAATAAAGCATCTTCTGGAGAGTATACTATAGATCTACACCTATTACATTCAGGAGAGTGTTCTATATCTTTAAATCTAATTAGAAAATATCTTACCGTATAATTATCCCAAGTTATATTATGTTCTCTACAGTGTAAGATTATATGAGTATTATCTTTAGAAATATAGTCATTTTCTTCTTTAAAACCTAGAAATTCTATTTTCTTATTAAATTTTTTATTCGTTTGTTCTAATATGTTTGTTATTTCTTCAATTAATATATCTTTTTTTATTCCTCTTTTCATGGTTTAGTATTTTATAAAGGATAGTATGTCAGATTTCTCCAACATACTATCTATTATTGATTTTATTTTAATTTGCCTTTTGTTATTCAAGGGTTGCTCCTCTATTATTTTCATATGAATCAAGGCTTAACTCCATCCCGATGTCGAATATGTCGTGATATCAGTACGTTTACTAAGTATTACTTACTCATGTTCAGACTATATCTTTTAAAATCTTTCATGAAGATTTTAATTATACATCTAGTCGTTGAGAAATAGAATTATATCTATTTTTGCTGATTCTTTGGATTTATTAAGTTCCAGCAATTGGTATAATAATCGCATATATTTTACGATGACATATTTCAAAGCTCTCTGGTATCTAACCAAAACATTAACCACCATTTTATTCTGCATTATTGTTAAACTTAAATATAAGATTAATATTTAAGATCAGACTATATCATTTTAATAAGTACATAGTCGTTGAGAGAAAATTTTTGTAAACTTTCTTTGCTGATTTATTTTATTATCTTCCAGCAATTCTCTTATTTTTCTTGGTAATGTAAAATCCAAGGCGCAATTATTTACGCTGAATTTGAACAGGGTTATTTGTCTCATCGATGATAATACGGTAATCATCGATATTATAAGACATTGGGAGAATAGTTGATTTGAACCAATAGTCAATAGTTCCAATCGCACTTTCCCATAGTTTTGGTGCAATTCTCCAGCCTATATACTGTTTAAGTAGTACAGGCATAGCCTTTGAGATACGAATAGCTAAACGAGAATTACCTTCATCTGAAACAATATTATCTACACTTTGCTTAGTATAGTTATCATTCATATTCCAAGCGTTAGTTTGATAATTCCAGAGTACAGTATTTACTCGTTTTGATAGCAGAAGTTGACGAGTTTTCTTATTAAACTCTGTCATAGGTCTTTGATACTGAACAATACCATTAGTTTGTCCAAGCACAGGAGCAAATTCTGCATTATTTCTACGGTTTCTAGCTACAGCTTCCCAATAAACAACAGCAGGTGAGCAATAATATTTCCATCCAAATGTACCAGAGTCGATATCCCAAGGTGCAGATAGATAGAGTTTATATGAATCTTGTGCTATCTTAGTTGCATTATTAGCGATAGTCATATAATTTGTGCTCTGAACTGTTGATATTGGATAGAAATAGTTAGAGTTGATAGCCATATTAGCCAAGTAATTCTGGAAACTTAGTGATGTATTTCCAAGGTCACATAATCCTTCAACCACATAAATTTCCTGAATATTGATTTCGTCAAGTGCTTTCTTAAGATCCGATTCAGATACGTCAAGAATATCTGTTTCAGTTGGATCTACGCCTAATTTTGCATAAACTTGATCTCCACCATTTTCTTGATATTCATAGTACTTATATGAACTTCCAGATCCAACTCGGTAAACATCTCCAACTGACATACCTATTGAGTTGTAAAGATCAGTCATTGAAGAAACTGTTTGTTTATAAGAACCTGCATTTGGGTCATTAGGATCAAGTTCTACCCATACTTTATCATCAGCTCCGTATCCATAGTAGTTCAATCCAAGCTCTCTCATGTCGTCAGGGAGTTGAAGTTGAATCATACTTAGAAGTTCATTGAGTTCTGATACTTCCATATCTCCACGGCCGGTTACTTTACCTATATTAAAGAACTGCACTTCGTCAGAAATATTAGGATCAAGAACAGCGACTTCATAAAAATCTCGCTGTAGGATACTTTCTGACGGTTCTACTGTTCCTTTCTTAGTATAGGTATCTAGAACGGCCGATAGTACCATATAAGGAGAATCAGAGTTTTCGTTCAAAGCGGGGTTAGTTAATTCTTTGGTAACTACTGCATCATGATTAAAACGTCTAATTCTAACTCTCAGATCAGTATTAGAGTTATATTGATTAACTGCATAATATTTCTGTTCTTCGAAACCAGACCAAGCAGAAGCATTAATATCTATAAGTTTTTGATTAGGATTATCACTAGTCCAATCAGGTTCACAAATTACGATATACTGCTTTCCTAGTGGACATCTAGAATCTGAAGTATCTAGCATATCCTGTCCTAGGTAAAGTTCATAGAATACAACTGCCTTTGCTTTATCAGGATCAGTCGTTTCATTTTCAGGAACGATATTATTAGGATCTGTGAAGAATTTATAAGATGGAGAGAAGAATTTATTAGTTTCATTCATCTGATTTACTAAGTCAGGGAGAGTTCTTACATAGTAGTCATACTGAGGACCATCATCAGTTGTACGATTACCAAGAATACCTACTCCATTCAAATTAATTGACCATCCATCTTGATCATGTTCTGCATCATCTCCATCAATATCAAGAACAAATTTAACGACACCTTTATCAGCATCTCTAAATCCCTTCATTAAAGCACCATCTCTAAGGATATATGTACTATAATCAGTTTTAGTCATGGGTTTAGCGTAGTAGATATCGTTAGCTTTAGATGCTCTACAAACCAGCATAACATTAGAGCCAGCCAATCTATAAGCATTCATCCACATTGTTGCAGCTACATTTTTATCTCCTGTATTATTAGCATCATGATAAAGATTATTTAAGGATGCCATATAATCTTCTGTTAAGTCTCCTGAAGCATAAGTTTTTAAGAATTCAGATTGACTAGAAATCAATGTAGGAACTGCTGGGCCTGCATCAGAAATTAAAGTCACTCCGATAATTAAACTTTCACCTGCAGTAGGATTAAGAGCTGCGGTATGTACTCTCTCTATAACTTTTACATACGGTTCGAGAGTTTCAGTCCATTGTGCCATAATTTAAATATAATAATTAATTGTTTTGTTTTAACCAACTTCTACGAGATATACTGGATATTTATTTCTTATAAATTTTTCACATATTCCAGCTATTAAACCAACATCAGCGGTTCCATCAGATATAGTAGTTATAGAAATCTCATTATATCTACTTTTACTTTCTTCTGTTACTGCACTTGAGTTTGGTAGATTTCGTATTATGTTTTTTGTTATATCTTTTAGTTTATTATCTGCTATTGTATTTACTAGAAGTCTAAGTTCACCAGAATTTCTTGTTATAGCTACACTTATTGCTGATTTAAGAGAATCCGCCGTTTTAGGATCTCTTGTAAAATCGGAGCCTTCTTTAAAACCTGTTTTCTTAAGATCCTCTACTACTCTATCCATTAATCTATTGTCAACTGTTAACTTTCTGGAAATAGCCTCATCACCTTTTTTTATAGTACCAACTAAGGCTCCAAGAGCTGCTCCGACTAATGTTCCGGCGGCTACTACTCCAAGTCGTTTAGCAAATGGACTTAGAGTATTTAATTTTCGGAAAGTAGGGTTACTTCCTTCATATTTAATATTTTTAGCATCTTTTCCGGATAATGGTAAACTTAGGGTAGCTACGTTTCCACCAATTATAGCTCCTTTAACAGTATCAGATAATATACTAAAGTCTTTTCTTCTAAATGTAATCATATTATTATCATTTCTCTCGGAAAAGATTTTTTTAAATTTATAAGAGGTTGTCTTTTTTGGTTCTTTTACTTCTACCTCTTTTAAAGTTTTATTAACTCCTCCAAGTGCTTTAGTTAATTTATCCATTGCTTCTAGTTGTTCTTCTTGATATTTTTTATCAGAATTTTTTCTAGTAGCATTAATAGCAAGATTAGTTCCAGAAAATCCAGCAGTGGCAGTAGTAATTTTTGCCGTAGGGTTATTTTTATAAAACTCCTTTACATCTCTGATTATTTTCTTTGGTTTAAATTTTGCCATAATTTTTTATTAATTTTAATAGGAATAACCATCTCTTTGAGTCATATTTGTCTTCCAATCCTGTTTTTCTCTTCGTCTAGCCTGTCTCTGAGCATAATTAAGTCTTTTATTATACCATTCATTATTTTCAGCTTGTTTATTTCTATTTCGAAGAGCCATTCCACCTGCTAGAAGACCACCAACAACTAATCCAGTTTTTCCACCTTTACCCATTCTTCCGAGTAAACTACGACCTGCCTTATTCTTTCCGAAAGCTCCAGCAACAGCACCAACTGTTCCACCAAGAGCAGCACCACCAAGAGCAGCACCAGCTACAGAACCATATCCAGGAGCTTGTTTTGGTTTTTCAGCAAGAATATCTGAATCTTTCATTCTCTTAAGATTATCAGTATCGTCGTATTTAGTGAATAATTTTCTTTTTATAATCATTGTATTTCTTGATTTTTAGAATCTTGATATTTGAAAGCATCTTTATCTAGAGCCCGAGCTGTTTTATTTACTATCTTCTCTCCAGTTCCCCACGTTGCTCCTAAAACTGCAGCACCGACTGGAATACTACCTGCTAAGGCTGTTTTGGGGTTATCCATGATGAACTTACCTGCTTTTTGAGACCATACTGAACCTGAATGTTTTCCATATCTATTTAACTGATGACCGAATTTGTATACACCTTTTCGACCACCTCCGCCAGATAAATTAGAAAGTCCACCTAAAATTGTTTGTCCAGGAGTTTTAAATATCTGTGAATTTCTTACAGATTTAGAAGCGCCAGTAAGTAATCTTTTAACTGCCATTACTCCAGGGACTGCATAGTTTCTCTGAGTTAATGCCATCTGATCTTTATATTGAGCTTTTTCAGCAGAGTATCCGAGAGCCATGGGAGCAGAACCTAGAGCAGCCATCGTTATTAACGTTCCTTTATTTTTTTTTGCAGCTTCTCCTAAAACTTTTCCAGTACCTTTTACTGCTTTCATTATAGATCCAGCAGAATAGGTTTTTTCAAGAGGCATTCCATTTTTCTTCATATCTTTTTGAATTGCTTTATCAGTAAGATATGAAGCTCCTGCCATTGTAGCTCCCATCATAGTTCCACCAATCAGCTTATTTTTTCCTTTCCACACAATTTTACCAACATCTTTAGCGAGACCTTTAGCATTTCCTAAAGTTTTATTATTCTTAAGAGTTGCTGTAAGTTTTGCAAAATTTATTTGAGCAAACTGTTTTTGTCCCATTACATCTGCTGCTTGTTGTGCTGCTTGTGGATTATTTTTTGCGTTTTCTGCAATTTTATTTAAAGCTTTGGTCATCTTTCTATTTTGCTCCTCTGCCTGTGCTGCTTGTTCCTCAGCTTGTTTCATTTGATCAGAGCCTTGTTTTAGAGAAAGACCTGTACCAATAGCCCCTGCAGCATTTAAAGCCATTCCCCAAAAAAATTCTTTTTGTCTAAACTTAATCATAATCTAAATCCTCCTATAATTAAGTCTGCATATCTTGACCGGCAGTTTTAAGACCTTTTCCAAGACCTCTAGTAGCTGCAGAACCTAAGAGATAACCAGCTCCCATACCTAAAATACTTCCAAATGGTCCCCCTATCATTGTTCCAATAGTTCCTCCTAATTTAGTAGCTCCTAAAACACCACCAGCGATTCCGGCTACTTTATTATCAAGAGCTTTACCAACTCCTTCTGTAACTCCTCCAAGTGTATTTCCGGCAGCTTCAGTTAGTGCATTGTAACATTTTCTTTTTAATCTGTATCTTGCCATTTACCTCTTCCTCCACGATTTAATTCTTGATTTAATTTTCTCATTTCTTTTCCTAAATTACCGATTCCAGCTAATTCACGTTGAGAAGTATTCATTCTACCCAGTCTATCCATATCTGTATCATATTTTCTCCCTTTAGTGAAACCAAGAGCTGGGTTATTAGTATTTAATATCTTGGTTTGAGAAAATCTCTTTACAATCATCATGCATTAAGTAAATATATTTTATAACCTAATCCGAAGGGTAATATATTCAATGCATTAATAGCATCTTCGATAGATTTGAATTCTAAGACCAATGATCTTGATTTTTTATCATATTTGATAGCCTCTCCAAGCAATTCAGAAACTTCATAAGATAGATCAAAGGAAGGAGAGAATGAACCAGATAGATAGGGATATTGTTTATCACCGCCTTTACTCTTAAATTCTCTTTGCTCTAAAATTGATCCTGGAAATTCTGAATACTTCTTTTCTTTCTTTTTTCCACCTCTTCTTTCTTCAGGATTATCATTCCTAGGTCCAGAAGTGTCTCCTAAAGAAGTATTATTATTTCCTCCATTATTGTTATTATTCCAATTTGGATCACTATCTTTTGGCGCAAATATAGAATGACTTACGTTTAATTGCATATTTCCAAGACGTTTATCATATGTTTTACCTGGAAGTCTAACCTCATCTGGTAACTTTGCTTTGGCACCAATTTTTAGATACATTCTATATTTATCTTTTCCAAACATAGAAGTACTAATTACAAATCTTTCGATTACTACATTATTTCCTCTAAGAACAGGAATTAATGCACTAGTATCTATTACTCCGAATTTATTTCTATCAGAATATCGCATAAGTTTTACATAAAGACTTCTCATTGCATCATATTCTGTAAATTCTTTCTGTCTAAATTTAATCATGCCACAACTGATAAATTATATTTTGTAGCGAGAATTTCTATAATATCAAAAGCTATTCCTAAGTGATCAGTTTCTGCTGTGATTACTCTGGTTTCTTTATTAATATCAGTTATTCTCATTCTAAAAATATCTTTGATTAATTTTTGAGTATAATTGTATAATTCCTTATCCTGTACTTGAATTTGATAATATCCAGACTCATTTTTTATAAATGAAACTAAAACCATAGCCTTAGAATTAACTCTACTAACGCTATCTGCTTGCTCTGGAGTTATAATATTAGGCCGTAATCCTTGTTTCTTTAAATATTCAATAGCGTCCGGCATTAAATTTTGGATAAGGTATTTCTTCTTTCTAAAATTTATCATAACCCTTTGTTTATAATTGTTGTTTCAGTATCAACCGGAACTTCATAATGATAATCTGGATTATTTCGTTCAAACTCTATATTCTGAACTATTTCTTCTAGGAATTTATATCTATCATCAATTACTTCATAGAAAAATAGTTCACATCTGAATTGACATTGATAAGAGAAATTTGAATTATCATCTTGTTGATATGTCTGGTTAAAATCTTCAGTTATTCCTCCCCATTTTATTGCAGCTGTCCATCTTTGTCCATATCTATCTGATGTTTTGAATTCACAGAAATTAGTAAGTAATGTGACATTCATATATCTATTTTTAAAGTCAAAGAATAATGGCATATCAGTACTTCTTAGATAAAATTCAACTGGTATTTTATGCTGCATTACTTTATCATCAGAATACTTAGGATGATTATCTTTCACTGGAGTCTGAAGAAATTGATAAACAACATGTGATGTTTTAGTTAATGTAGTTTCTTTATTAATTCTAACTAACTCTAAACCATAATCATCTAAAATTTTACGTAATTCTAGAATAAATTGATCTTGATAATCTACAGCTCTTATAACATAATCATTATATTTCCTTCTTAATGTAAATATTGTTTCAGATTCAGATTCAAGTGTAACATCATCTGAACTAATTATAATTTTAGGAAAATTTCTTATCTCATAACAGCTTGGTCTAGGTCCAATAGGTTGAAGATATATAAGATTTCCAGAGTAAAACAAGAAATTTATAAACTCAGGATTTTTATAATCTCCTTCCGAAACTACTATTGTTGTATAATTATAGTTTTGGATAACTCTAGATTCTGAGTCATTTACAATAACTATATTAATAGTATGTGGATCATAAGTTAATTTTCTTAACTTAAGTCCATTTAATGTAACATAAGTATTTTTAAATAATTTAGGAAGTCCTGTAGGGAGCATGTCAATTCTTTTCTCAGTACATGGTATTCCTAAAAGATCTGATAAACTTCCAGAAGTACTTCCTGGAGAATAAGTTAGAGTGAGAGTAGATCTTGAAGTATCCTCTACTATAGAGCTTATTTGTCCTTCTTTTACTTGAAAATACCTACATTTATTAGAAGAGAGTTTAAGACCTCTGTAAATTACATCACTCATAAAACTTATTTTATTATATTATCATTA